ACATTGGCTGATTTCAAAAGGTTATATCATGAAGATGTAGCAAAAGGGAATTTGAAAAAAGCTGATCGACAAAAGCAATTCAGTGACTTTTGGGAAAGTCTACCCGACTATGTTGAAGGCGGGGAAAATGGAGTTGTACCGAAAAGAAAAAAGAAAACAAAAGTGTAAATAAAAAACCGCCTGATTAATTTCAAGCGGTTTTTTGTATTACGGTTTATTGAGTGTTCCGCAAGGGTATTCCCAATGACTTAAATGGTAACGATCATAAAGCCACATTCCGAATTCCATTTGTATAAAGGGATCATTTTTTAATGTCCAATCAACCGGTGTTCCGTAAACTTCAGACCATACCCATGAAAATGTTCCATCTAAGAATTGAAGAATACCTGTTGCTGTTGAATAGGGATTTTCCGCTTCGGGATTTGGAACACCATCACCGTCAATGTCACTTTCGCACTTCGATGTTGCTTGAAGGTCAATTGGGAGTGTCATAAACACTTCTTCCCATGTTGGTTCAGCAACTTCGATCACCTCTTCTTTTTCTTCCACATAGACTGAAGGTTCAGCTATGACTTGCGCCGGCGCAAAGAGCGCGACAACCATTAGAAAATATTGAATAAGTTATTGCTTAAATATAATAACGTAATGCAACCAGTTCCGAAATACGCCGGCTTAATGCCCTAGCTTTTCATTTAAGCTTCTTATTATTATACTATTTTTCGTCAAGGTAATTGGGCAAATTGATCACTTTTGTGGATTTCGATGCACTATAGACACCGGAAGCTGAAGACATAATCAGGAATGTAAGAATCGCAATTCCAAGAACTGAAGTGAATTCAAGAATGATCATTGTTGCAAAGAAGATGGAAAGTCCCATGTTTATCACCATCGCGTTATCTCCTACCCAAACGAATGTTCCTTTAAGCATTTGAACTGTCATCATTGAAAGACCGGCGAAAATACCGATTAGTACAGGATCAAAAGAAAGGAGTGTTGTTAGTTGTTCAATCATATTTATTTTTTAGTTATTAGGCTTATTAGTAATGTTACCATGCCGATTAATTGTTTATTCATGCCTTGAAGCTTGTCATTGGATGCTGTCAGCCTTTTGATCTTTTGATCTTTGGTTTCTTTAGTGGGTTTTGTAGTCAGCCACTTTTGGATTTCAGCATCAGTCAATTCAGCGCAAGTTCGAGAAGGATAAACATCTTTGTGTTGCTTCAATACCACTTTAGGATATTTCACTTGAATCTGACGAATGAATTCAGTAAAATCATCAACTTGAAACTGTGTTGGTTTCTCTTTTGTGAAATATCCCGCCATACAGTAAGACACCATTCCGCATCGAGAAGGAACGTCACAATTGTTTCCAATTTGGGCAATGGTTTCTTCCCCGATCTTTCGGGTTTGTGTTCTTTTACCGGTAGGTTCACAGAAAAAGTTATATCCGGTGTAAAATCCTAGTTCTGACACCATATTCCACTTGTTACGGTGGTGATTGCCCACAGAATCGCCCTGAAGGGGCTGTACGGCTCGTGACACGGCGGTATTGTGCAAGACGATAGTTGTTATGGATGGTTTGCCTTTGTAGATCAATAAACTCATATATTATTGGTTAACCTTAAAAGGATTGGTACATTCCCACTGTTGTTTTTTCTTAATGTCGAATTGGGGGGTATAACCGACTACGAAACCGCAAATGTAACATTCTTTTTCAGTAAGACTGATAGCTTCTTCATTATATTTCCAAAGATCATCATCATCCCCTCTTAAAATCTTTGGTTCAATTGGTTTTGGTGCATTTTTAGGAAACACTTGTGTCAGATATGCTGTTTGATACACTCCATCGTTACAATAAAGAGAATCGAACCACTGAATTTCCTGATACTTTTTGATTTCAGCAAAAGAATTGAACCGAAGAACCTCACCTTCAGCAAAAGATGATTTAACGGGAACAACCTTGTCGTATTCAAACCAGACTGAACGTGGTGTCCAATACTCATAAGAATAATGTGCCAAAACAACAATTGGTGTAATAACTACAAATACAATCACGCTTCCAAGAATAGAGTGTAAAACAGAATTAATTGAAACATGCTTTTTAATTTTACGTGTTAAATCTTTCATATTTACTTTTTATCAACCCTAGAAACCAGAAAGTCCAAGAGTATATTTGATATTTTATTCAATCCCGCCATTCCAAGAAATGCACCTATAGCTGAGAATAAAATAATGATTATCTGACTATCTTCAAAGAAGATTGTTGCAACAAGCCCGAAGACGAGTCCGGCAAATGATGCAATTACCATCAGGATCGCAAAATCGGCAAGCGTGAATTCCCTTTCTTTATCTCGTGCGATTTTAAGCTGTGCCGTGGCATGGACAATCGCACCGAAAAGGATTACTCCCGCGATTACTACCATGCTCATGACTTCTTGTGATAGTAATTTAAGCATATTGCGTTTATGTGTAATGTGTTGTATGATTTATGCACTATGCAACTAATCATCGGTTTAGTCCTACTTTATTTAATAATTGTTTACGTCATTCCTTTTGTAATGATCATTGTTCTGACAATCTTCTTTGAATGGAAACTTATTGACCGTAAGCATCGGAAATAAGGTCTTCTAAAGCCTTTTGTCTCACAGCATCACTACGACCCCCTAGTGATCGTAATTTATCAGCCATTACGTTTGTAATGCCACCTTTTTCTAGTGCTGAAGTAACTTGCGCTTGAAAGCCTGTCTTCCCCGCGATGTCATAATACTTTTCAAGAATATTATAAAAGTCTTGAAGTTCTTCAACACTCAATGTTGTTTGACCTTTAACGGCTGTAGCATCATCAATTTGTCGAAGTAGTAACCGAATCTTTGGATTGGTTGCTGAATTACTTGTTAACCTTCGAGCAAGAAGACCCGCGCTCATATCAAGAATGTCTTCATCAATATCAGGATCAAGTTGCTTCATCATTTTACGCATTTCAGTAACCGGTGTTGCTAGTTTTGCGTATTCTTGATTCGTTGACTTGTACAGATCGTTTTTACCATCCAAGACATCAGAAAGACCCTTACGAACGGCATTGAACGCATTTTCTTGTGTACCAGTCATATTTTGCAATGACGCTTTCTTTCCGTTAAGAATCTCGAAAAGTTCTTGTCGAAGAAGGTGTTTTGATTTACCTGTTCCGGCTGATGTCGCTTCTTGAAAGATTTCTTGAATCGCTTTTTGATCAGCTTTTGAAAGACCTGAAGCTAAAACGGTATCACTGAAATCAAGTAATCCATCATCACCAACTTTCAAACCTTCCATTCCACGAACGCCTTTGATGGTACTTCCATCAGGTGCAACACCGCCCTTTAGTCGATTTAAGATAGCTGTTTGAGCTTCTTCGGCTGTAACTTCCCCTAGATCATCAGCGATCTTTGAAAGGTTCTGACCAACACGAGTCATTTCACCATCAAGGTCTTTGAGTCGCGAAACAAGTGGCTTTCCAACCATTTCAATTGGATTTGTTTTGGATGTCCCCGCTTCAAATTCTTTCACAACTTTATGAAGTTCTTTGAATTTAGTTTGTGTTGTTGGATCAACTGTTTGGAAAACTTTCTTTACATCGAGAATGTCGATTCCATCACGAACAGCAACTTTCGCCTGTTCAGTCGGAAGAGCTTCGACAGCTTCTCGTGTTGCTTTTGCATTGTCGATATTTGTTCCGATCCGGCGTGGAATATCAGTCACGACATTAGCAACAGTTTCAGTAATAGGTGCGACAGCATCTTTTGTTGCTGTAACTACAGGTGCAATAGTTTCATCGACAGCTTTTGCACCGGCTTTCGCAACTTCGGCGGTCTTATCAAGTGTTTGTGTCACAGCATTCTTCAAAGGTGCTTTAACTAGGAAACCACCGGCAACATCGAGAACAAGCCCTAACCCACCAAGACTCGCATCGACATCACGCTGTTGTTTTTCTTCAAGTCCAGTGTACCAATTCGCAACATCTTGTGCGGGTGCTGATTCAATCACTTTTTCAGCTACAGCACCGACAGCTTTTCCCGCACCTTCTTGAATCGGTTGTGGTGTCAAAGCTTTTACCCCGCCCATGATCGTTTCACCGATAGAGTCAGAAATGAATCCGGCTGTTTGCCCTAGAGTATGTTTAAAGGTGTCGAAACCTGTTTGTTCACCAACAGCTTGTGCGTTTTGACTAGCATCGACTGAAGACACAGCATCATTGAAGCTTTCTTTTATACCAGTACCGATTCCTTTAAGATCAGCAATGAAGCCGGTTTCTTCTTTGATCCGATCTTGATATTCGGGAAACTTTTCCAATGTAGCACCACCAATTTCTTCATCAGACATACCCCTATATTCAGGGTATTGAAGTTTGATTGTTTGTCCGAATTCTCCTAGTGTTAATTTTTCCATGTTATATTCCTAAATTTAATGGATCAGCTTGCCCGACACCTAATCCTAATGGATCGGCATTTATTTCACCACCGGCATTCACAATCGCTTTATTAGTAAGTGTTCGAAGTGTCTTCAGTTCTTTTGCGAACAAAGCTTCAGTTGTGTCGTAATGAGTTGTTTCGCCTTCATCATTAGACTTCCGCCATGTACCAATCTTCGATGCTGATCTTTCAAGCATATCCAATTCAGTTGATGACAAAGCACCTAGAGTTCCACCTTTCGCTTTCAATGCGATCAAGGTGTCCAAAGTTTCCCTTGAAGTAAGTTGATCAATTGAAGCAATGAAACCTTCCGCTTCACCTGAGAAGCCACGAGTAAGTGACATTCTTGCAAAAGGGTTTGATCCGACAATGTTTCCAGTCTTTCCATTTGTCAGATCACTAAGCGCACTTGTGAGATCACCGGCTTTTTCTCGAAGTGATGGAAGTACAGCTTTTTGTGCATCAGCTTGTTCTTGTGCTGTAACCGCTGATCGAAGATTTGCTGTAAGTCGTGCTTCATCTTTTCGAAGAAGTGAATTGTATGATGCAAGTTCTTTTTGACGTTCGAATCCAAGTTCAGATTGTGAGCTTGAAAATGCTTGTTGTGCTTCTAGTTTTTCACTTTCAGACATATCGTCTTGAACGAAATCATAAAGTGTTTTGTATAACTGAATTTGCTTTGCATCTTCATCCTTCATATCTTGAATTCTGTCGTTCACAGTTGCTTCAGCACTTCGAAGATCGTTGTTCGCAATATCATGTTCGATTGATTTGTATGCAAGGTTTCGGTTTGTGTTCTTTGTTAGTTTGTTGATCTCATTATTGATCGCACCCATTGAACGACCACGATTGTTTTCGTTTTCAAGTTCATCTTTCTTTGCTTCGAAATCAACACGCATTGTTCGAAGTTGGTTCAGTATTCGATTTGAAGTTTTTGATTTTTCTTCAATACCCGCTTCTTCTCGAAGTCGTGATTTTTCTTCCGAAGAATCTTTCCCTAACATATCAAGCATTCCCTGTTGGATTTGATCACGAACAGAAAGTTCTTTGTTTTCATTACCTTTAGAATCACCATCGTCTTCAATCCCTTTATTGTCTGAAGCCCTGAACCCCGCACCGCCTGTTGATTGTGATGAACCATTCGTCACAGCCGATTGAACTTCATTCAAATTAGTTGTTGGTTTATCAAGTTCATTGGCAAAAACAGGATTGTCTTCATTTAAAGTGAATTTCGTTGGTGGTTTTGCAAACACCGCACCGTTCACAGTTGACATGTTAGGCGCGGGCGAGAATTTACCAACAGCCGGTGTTGTTGTTTGGTTCGATAGGTTCGGCGATGGTAGAACTGAACTATTCTTTGGAAGTCCAAAAGTCACCGGTGCTGATGATGCAACAGGTGTTGATGTTGAAGCGGTTGATGATCCGCCTGTGAAAAAGTTTTTGATTGAGTCTAAAAATCCCATATTTAGTAAATTATACCACGAGCTTGAATGGTTTATTGTTAACGATTAATTCTTCAATCTTGATTTTCACCCCTCGCATCTCGACTTTCACCTGAAGAGTTTTGGTCTTCTTCCCGATAGGGAATCTGTAACCACCGCCTGTTTTTTGCGTGTCTACTGTAATTCTTCCGGCTTCTTTCCAGTTGTCCACATTGAATTGCATAACATCACCGACAACCGCGAATGGAAAGCCTTCAACAAGGTTCACTGTGTATGTTCCAGTTGTTTCACTAATGGATTCAACGAATGCAATGTGACCCGATCCAACCCCTGAAATTATTTCAATTTCTTCACCCGCAATAACGGCTGAAAGATCGGCGGTTGTTGTGAATGTGTCGGTATCAACCCATGTTCCAATTTGATTTTCACTTGTGTCATACAAGATTGAACTGAAAGGGTAACCAAGTTTTTCCACATCTTTATACTTCAAGATAATCAGATCATCCTTTTGAAGTGGTGCATGTTTGATATATGCGTTTGTAAATTCATCTTCATAAGCACTTGAATTCAATCGTGGTGTTGAGAACCAACCCCTGTTTGGAAGGAATGGGGAAATTCCATTGACTGAACAAAGTGACGATGTAGATTGTTTTCCATAAACTTGACCTGAGAAACAAATTCTACCCATTAGGGTATCGTCAAAAAGGCTATCGTTTAAAACAGCTAGAGACATTCGATTGTTGTATGTGGCAAATCCGTAATCATTAGTTAATTGGAAGTAGAATTTTTGTGAAACATTACCGTTTCCAGTGATGTCAATTGCTACTCCTAGAACAGCATTTGCATATGATGTCGCTAGTTTAAAGACTGTTGATGAAACCTTGATCACATAATAAGCGGTTGATTGTTTTAGTTCAGGAATTACAATAGCCGAACCATCAGTGAAAAGCATCGGCATTCCAGTCTTAATAAGATCAAGATTTCCTGAAGTTAATGTGAAATTATCGTTGGTATGATCGACAGTGACACTTGCGCCATTAGCAATTTGAACTTGTGACCACGTTGGTGAATACCGGTGATAAAGTGAACCAGTTCGATCATCGTAACACCAAACACCCGCAAAGAAATCAGGCAAAATTCGGAATTTACCATCTTGAGTTTCATTTGAAATGTTGATCATTATCTTGTCACCGTCAATATCCATTCCACGATTGTTTGCTGTTGAATAGTCGTTACTAGCATCACCCCATTCAATACCACTGTTGTGAATTGGAAGAACAGCAAGTGTATCGAAACCACCACCGTTAAATCGAACAAGCTTTCCGTTTACTAAAAGAAGAACAACTGAAGATTTGAAAGGTTTAACTGAAGAGACTTCGAAGCATCCAACACCGTATGCGTAATCAATACCAACTTGAATTGTTGAAACAACAAACATCATTGCTTCTTTACCGGATTTACTTCGAGTACAAATGAAGAGTTGTGAACCTTGAACAGCTAGGGAAGAAACTTGATAATCAGGCGGGAGTGTCAAAGTTGTTGCATGAACAGACCAATCATCTTTGATGAATTTGACCACGTTGCTGTTCCCAACAGCGCAAACACCTTCAGTTTCCCAAACTGTCATTGCTGTTGGAACTGTTGTTGTCATTCCTAGTGCGATAGTTGTCCAAGTGTTTGAAGATGATTCATATTCAACTAATGTTCCATCCGAAACAACTTCGGTATCGTTGAAGAAAATAACATCTTCTTCCACTGATGGAGTAGGGCGATTTGTGTCACTTGATCCATTGTCAAATGTAGTCATATCCATATCACCTGAAAAGACTTCATCAGCGTTTAGTTTAATATCATTATCTGATGTGTTCATTGCATCAACAGTATCAAGATCAGAATCATCTTCTTTAGTCATTACAGAAACACTAGGGGAAGCAAGTTTAATATACCCCGCATCATCAAGATCAATGTTTCTTGAACGGTAAATTGTCCCTGAAAGATCACTTTCGTTGGTTTCAAGGTGTTGTTTTGATTCTTGATTTGGTGTTACAAACATATTATATATTTCTGATTACATTCTTTGAAGCATCATCAAGCGGTAACTTGATTTGCTGTCTTATCTTCTCTTCTTTCCATTTTTCTAATTCATCAACTCTTAACATGAGTTCATCAATCATCTTCTTTAGCTTTTTTTCTGAATCATTCATATTATTTTGAATCAGGATTAAACCAATCAATCGTTGTTTTAACCGCTGTGTTGAACCAGATTTTTGAAGGTGTAAGGAATGCACTAAAGCCGGTAAGAACGAAAGTTCCGGTTTCAGCTACGATTCCCCTGAAGTAAACAAACGCTACAGCGATACCAGTCAAGGTGAAAGTTCCAACTGAAGCTATCATTGATACCGCTAATGAGAATGAAGCATTTATTCCTGTGAGAACAAATGATCCGGCATCAGCAACCATTCCTTTTCCTGTTGCAAAGATAACCGCGATTCCTGTTAGTACAAATGAACCGGCTGAAGCAACCATTCCAATTGTTCGCGTTAAAGTATTAGCGATCCCTGTCAGAATGAATGCACCAACAACAGCGGTAATTGTGGTATGTGTCCCCGAAGTATAAGTGATCTCTATGTAAGGGCTATTCGTTCCATCAGCATAATCAATCTGAATAGCATTTTGGCTGTTGCTAGGTGATGTATTAGAAATCATACCTCTACCAGACAAAGCAACAGTTGTTGTTCCTGTTTTGTTTATATGAGTATATGAAGTGTAAACCATTTCATGATATGCACCTGTTGTGACATCGTTTGTGATATTTCCACCGATAGCTGTTCTTGTCCAGTTATTGAAGTCTCCCGCAACAATAGCTGTCGGGTCTGTAGGGTTTGCATCACAAACATCCCAATAATGAGTTGAAGCCTTCAAGACCGCTGTTGGATAAATGAAAAAAGATGAAGCTGTGATAACCGCACCCGCGCCTAAACTAGATGTGTCACAAGGGTGCATGGTTTGATAGACACGATTACTAGAAATAGTATCAAAAATCAAACCATAACTGTTGGTGGCGATGTCCGACCATCCCCCTGCTGTTGTTGCTGAGTAAATAGTATTCCAATTACCATTAGTCATGTTGAAGTAACCATCTGCTGTGGTTGCATCAAAGTCAGTCGTTGTATCAGCACGAACAGGATAAACAGCATTCTTTAAGAACCTAGTGGGAAGAACTTTCGCTTGCCACAATGAACCATTCCTTTGTTTCCAAAAGACTTTTATTTTTTGTTTATTTATCACAACACCATCACCCGCGTCAAAAATATAAGCAGGTCTTATAAATGATTTTGCTGTAGCTTTTGCTTCTTCTTCAAACGCGAAACCATCTTCACTTTCAAAGTAAGAATCTTTATTCCAAGAACTTCTATCCCTCTTTAGAATCTTCAAACCATCGCCTTGATACCGGAAGAGTGCCACCAATTTGTGTTGTGCTGTAGGTGGTAACTCTAGTTTATTCTTAGCGTCGATTACGATTTCTTTAGTAAAACCACTACGCTTGAAGGTTATTTCGAAATGAATACCATCCCCGAAAGCATCGGTGTATCTGATTACATTCCTAGTAAGTACGCCAGTCACCGCCTGTTGATTACGGAATGTAACCATATCAGACAAGTCTGTCGAAGCCATCCATACCAACTTCTTTGGTTCGTAGTAAATTTTATGATTAGCCCCTTCATATTTGTTGTCAAAACGAATGAGCTGATTAGCTGAGAAGTCTTTATTTACGTAAAGGTTATAACTAGCTTTAGTCATTTTCCAGTAAGTACCCATGTCTTCGATGTTGTTGAAATCAACATCAGTCATTACACCTTCTTTTTTATAGTGGATATGACCACCAAATCCGCGCATAGTGAAAGAGCCATCACCGTTGTCAAAGTGTTTTGCTTTGTAGGTTCTTTTTAAGAGTAACTCTTTCTTTGCCATATTAAGCGATTGTTAGAACACCGTTCGATGCGCTGAAGTCGATTGTGAATGTGTCACCATCTTGAAGAGTTAGAGTTGATCCGTAATCGTACATTCCAATCAGATCATCAGCGGTTGCTGTGTCGTCATAAATATAAAGGTATCGGAATCCCGCAACCGCCCCACCTGAAGCCGTTAAAACAAGATCAGCCAAAACTAGTTTGTATGTACCTGATGTTTGTGCTGAAGAAGAAATTGTCAGTACTCGTGACGAAAGGTTCGTGTATGCAACCTGAGTTACATTTGCAAGAACACCGTTTCCATCAGCCGTTGGATCAGAACTTTCTGAAGCCGGTGCTGTGTTAGAAAGCGCGATTGTCAACGTATCTGTTCCAAGATTAAGTAACTTTTCAGCTACCGCTTCAACGAAGTCATTTACTTTTGTGAATGAAGCCATGTTAATTATTTGTTATTTTCCCTATTGGGAATTAGTCGTCTTGTAATGTCTCGTGACCGGTTGCCATAAGAGTCTATTAGTTCACCTTTCATCTTCATTATATCACCTTCGATTCTTGTCACTTGTGGAAGTGAATGAATCCGCGCGTACTTATACGCCGGCATCAAGGCAAGAAGATAATGGAATAAACCACTGAAGCCAGCCTTCTTTACAGTGTCAGTTGTTGCAAAGTATGAACCTTCTCGATTGATGAAGACCTTCAAACCTCGTTCACCTTCATTGGCTAATCGCCAATTGTAATCAGGGATTGGATCAAGGAAGATTCCGTTTCCAGTCATGTCATAACGATTGGGAGTCCCCGCCGTATTTTGACCATCTGAGAATGAATCAACATTCACCCGATTGTTATTTTTCGCTTGCTGATCTACTTGATTCATTTCCTGATAGACACCTTCTTTGTCTTTGACCATTACTTTGTAAATGTCCAAAATTATGTTGCCTTGTTCATCATCAGTAAAAGCGTAATCTCTTACGCCTGAATTCAAGTTAGTTTCAATGAATGGATATGTGACATGGTTAATATCATCGAATTGCCAAACACCGCCTGATTTAAAAATAAGAGCAAAAATTTCATCCATCGCGTGATTCACATCACCTGTGAACTTTGCTAACAAAACTGAATCACCACTGATGTCACCATCATTGAATCCGCATTCATCTTCGATTGATTGAATGATTCCATTCTTATTTGTTGTATCTGAAAATTGTATACTCATATTTTAAATTAATTTATGAAGACAAATTGTGACAGATCATAATCTGTCTTCAGCAATTAAGCTGAAGTGAAATTATTTCAATGCCTTAAGTTGTGCTTCGAGTGCATCTTTCTTCATTGCGTACTTTTTAGGGTTTTGCACCTTGTACGCTTCAATCAATTCTTTGAATTGTGCTTTTGTGTAAACAAGTGATCCATCAGGATTTTCTTGTATTTCTACTTCTTCAACTGAGTCGTCTTTTATTGTTTCTTGTGCCATATTTTTTATTTAAGTTGTCCTTAATCGGGAGTGTTCAGGTCATGATTTAAGAAATAGGTGAACAAAACTTATTTCACAACCCAAACACTCCCGATTAAGGGAGTGATTAAGATTACGCTAGCGTAATATCGACTACGAGTGCCACCTTTGGTGTCCACAGTTTGAATCCGATGTAACCGAATGTTACAACTTCCATACCTGTCTTTCCTGACACCATCTTCTCTTCAAATCGGATGCTTCGTGGTGATGCGTATGTTGCAACATTCTTTACACCGAAGACCCTGTGTCCCGCGTTTGTGTAAGTAGTTGTTCCAAGAGTCTCACTTGCGAAAGTTCCTGTTCGTACAACGTGGATGTCTACACCATTGTATGAATCCATGAATCCGTTCTTCAAAGCAGAATCAGCGAAACTGAAACCATTTGTTGATTGGGCTTGCATGAAACCAGTTACATCAGTGTTTTCGATTACAAGGAAAAGTCCTTTGTAAACATCAGCATATCCGGCAACGAGTCCAAGAAGATCACCCATGATCTTGTTGATGTTTGTCGCTGTTACGAATCCACCTGAAGCTGTTGTATATGCACCTGTTGCATCTTCAGTTAGGTTGTTGATTACGAATCGGTCAATCTTGTTTGCTACAGCGTACACCATTTCGTCAGTTCGGCTTGCGAACATGTCAAAGTTTGTCAGTACATCTTCGAAATCGTGGATGTGTTCTGAAACGATCACTTCATCAGTTACAGTCAATGTGTCGTCAGTAGTTGTAAAGTCAGCCGGTGTATATGTTCCAGCAATTGCTTGAACTACAGCGGTAGGTTGTGAACCATACGGTGACTGAATCCGCTTGTTGTCAGTCCGGTCAACCATACAGATTGCTTCAGCAACCAAACGGTTTCGAAGTTGTTCTGCGATTGTCGCCATTCGGTACTTATCACGATATGTTCGTGAACTTATTGTATTAGCCATGTGAATTAAAATTAAGGAATCAATTCACCATTTTTTTCAAAATTAAAGTCCTAACCGAAGCCTTGCAAGACGAGACATTTCTTCATCCGAATCAGGCATGATTCCCTTACTAGCGTTTGCCATAAGTTCATCATCAGTTGTTCCGGCTGTTGTCTTTGCTGTCTTGTTCACGTTGGTTGCATCAGCAACCGTTCGAGCTTCTTTGTTGGTTGAGAGAATGGATTGCACAACAGTTGATTCCAAAGCTTCTTTTACTGAAACCCCTTTTAGTTTGGCAAATTCCAAAACTTCAGGAATGTCTTCTTCAGCTATGTCGCTTCTTGTCAGTGTAATTAGATCAGCTTGTGAAAGTTCAGTCGTTTCAGCTTTCGCTTCTGTCTTCTTTTCTTCCGGCTTTTCTACAGGTTTTGATCCGGCTTCCACGAGTGCATCGTGTTTACCTCGCCAATGAGCCTTTTGTGCGGTTAAGGTTGCGATTGCTTTTTGAGTATCTTCGGGAGAAGCATCATCAGGCAAATCTTCTATCTTGAAATCAAGATCAACTTCAGTTCCATCTTCTATCGGTGTTGCTACTGGTGTTTCTTTTACTGGTGTATCAGCCATGTTTAGTCATGTTAGTCATTTTAGAGACTTTAGTGTCGTATTGTTAATATATTGTACCACAATGTTTAGCGGGTGCTATTCATTGCGATGCGCTTCTTTGTCTCTTCCGGCGTTTCATCCTTCTTTTGTGCAAGTACCATCAATTGTGATAACTGGAATTCAGAATGAGTAATGATTGCATTTCTAGCTGTCCAGTTCACATAAAGTTCTTCATCTTCAAGTGAGTAATCAGGCTTCCAATCAATGACAATTTCAGTTGCATCAGTCTTGTCACTTTCTAATCGAATCAATCCCGCTTCAATGAGTTCCATCAATCGTGACCGAACTTTCAATGCAAGAGCTGATTCCATTGGAGTCTTATCTTTACTATCCACAGTTAGCCAAAGGTCAATCACCTGACCGATAGGAGAATCAAGTTCCACTTCAGGAAGATATGTTTTCCGAATTAGTTCTTGAACCGCTTTGTTTGATTTTATCGGCTTCAGTATTTCAAGATCAGCTTTTGAAAGTTCAGCTTGAAAGAATACTTTTCGCAAAGCAAGAAGGATAGCGGGGTTTTCAGAAAAGGTGCTTTTGATTATCCCTAGTTCATTATTCTCGTATCGCATCTTTCCTTTTGGTGCGGGTTGTGGTTTTGTCGCCATATTTTTTATATACGTTTATTGATTAATTGCCCCTAGAGCATCAGCCGGAATTGCTTCAGCCGGTGGTGCTGTCGGTGCTTTTGGTGCTTCCGCTATTTCTATTGGTGACACCGCGCCTGTCATACTTAGAATTTTATTGAACAACATCTTTGCATTCGGATCAGCTAGAACAGCCGGATTCGTTGCAATGGTTTGAAGAACAGTTGTTAATGTGGTCATATTTGATTGTGTCGCTGTTGATTCACCTGTCACATCAACTTCAGTTTCCCAAACCATACCTTCGAAATATTTATCCCATTCAAGACTTTCAATCTCGGAAGGAACAAATGATCGAGTGTTACCCATTTCGGCAAGTTCTGATTCAACACCTTCTCGTGTTGCTTCGACATCCATTTGAACCGGAAGTTCACCTTGCTTCAATGAATCAATGATTTCTCGTTTGACTTTCTTTTCAGTCTGAACCTTGATCAACTTCCCATCAATCTGTTTGATGTCGTGATCTTCAAGAATGCCGATAATCTCATCACGATTCCCCAAGTCCTTTTTAATGTGTGGAAGCACAAACTTTCGCATCATCTCTTCAATATGAAGACCTTTGTTTTCAGTCATTAGTTCAAATAAGTCATGTGATTCAGAAAGAATCGCTTCAGTTTGTCGCCACGCTGTACCAGACTTCGGCGTTGATCCCATCATCGCTTCAGAAATACCAGTGATTTCGTTTCCAAGAGACTTCCACATTTGCCCATAGTTTTGCATTTGAGTAATGTCGTGAGAACTATTGTTGAGTTGTGTTAGTGGTTCATTCGGTGCGTGAACAAGAATGTCACCTGTTTCAATAGCTTGAATAGCATTTTGACCAACGAAAGTTTCATCAGCGGTTTGGAAGATAAGCTTTGAAGCTAGATCAAGGTGATCTTTAATTCCTTTAGCTGTATGGTTGTTCATCCATTGTGCTTCAAACAAGTGTTCAACAGCACCAATCGCTTGTGATCGGTTATCTTCTTCGATCAAGTGCGTGATCATGTAAGGGCTTTTTGCTTCCCGACCTTTAGCAAGAGTGAATTCGTCAAAGTCTTTCTTCTTCGGATCACCTTTGGCAACGTAAGAAACAACGTGCATTTGTCGTTCATACTTTTCTTCATCTTCATCTTTACCTGTGAGATATGACAGTTTGTCATTCAAGTGAATCTCATACAGTTTAATATAATTCGCTTTTGTATCTTTGTTTTGACCATCAGCCGTTTGTCGAACAGCAACGGCACTAAGTAGAGCTTTAACAACAACAGGATCATAACCTTTACGCCCCCGAAGTTGTGCGGGTGTTAGCTCGATGATTTCAATAACCGGATTGTTGTCAAAATCAATAGGATCAATAATCAGCTTCATCCAATCAACAACCATTGGGATCAACTTGCCGTCTTTCTCAACGAACTTCAGAACTGATGATCCATTCTTTGCTAGTGATCGCCCCCACTTATTAAGGAAAGCACCAAACATTGTGTCACGCATCCACTGTTGAAGTTTTTGCGTTGCAATGAAAGCACGAGTTGTGTCCTTCAGCTTTGTTGGTTTGATACGAATATCTTTACGATCAATATCAGTGGCACGATACCAAATGTTTATTGCACTAGTAACAATGTTGAAAAAGGGCTTGTCTCTTCCAAGAGAATCTGTCGCCCCACTTGTATGTTTGCTATTTGTATAAGCATCAATCTTTTCAAGGTTTTCAAGAAGGTTGAAACTTACGTATTTTGAAATTGTAGTCGTACCTGTTCGATAATTGCTTTCGAGTGTTCGAATCAAAGCACCAATTTCATGTTTTTGTATTTGGTCTGACATGAATTTCTTTTTAAATAGTAATGAGTAAACCTTTTTCGAAATTATATCACATTACTTTGACGAATTAGCAACCATGTTTGCACGATTCCTAGCCATTTGTGATTTCTGTCTCGACTGTGCGACTGTTCTTTGTGTTGTTGTCTTCGGATTTACCTGTGACCGAACGACTAGATACATTCTCATAATCCATGTGTCTGAATCATCAGGTGATCTTCCAAGCGCATCTTTGACATCAGGTTTTTGTGTACATTGTCGTTTTTGATCAGCGACAGTGATGTCTTTATATTGTCCAAGTTCTTGAATGATTACATCATGCTGATCTTCTTCAACTGATGATGCGATCAAGTGTTCATTAACATGTTCCGCTAATATGAATACACATTGGCATCGAAGATTTTTATAATCCGATACAAGAATAGGGGCTTTCGGTAACAGTCCGGCATTCGGAAGTTGCACAATATTCTCATCAGTCTTGATCGAAGCATATGAAGATTTGAAATTCACGATTCCTTTTAATAAGGAACTTGAAACAACGCCCGCGCCAACACCAATCCCATCAACCACGATGTTCTTGAATGGAACATTCTCTTTGTCAGCGAATTCACGAATGTCATCAATGATGTTTTCAGTGTTTTGATCAAACTTCTTGACCCGCTTGTATTCAGTCATTCCATTCCATAATGAATAAACAACAGCATCGTCACCACTATCAGACACATCAACGATCAAAGCCTTCTCGCCTTTATCTTCAACAGTATTGGTGAACACATCAACCAAAGCTTCTTGATCGAATAGGATAGTTGGATCATTATCGAATTCCCAATCCCCTTCTTTCAAACGCTTTCGTGTCTTGATGTCTGAAATCTCATTCAAGTTTTCTTCATACTCATCAGCGGTATGGGGATTGTCTGAATACAATGATTGTAGGAAACGATAGTTGTCCGGCAATGTCTTCTTCTTCCACGGTAGAAAGAAAACACGATATAACCAACCTTTGTTTGGGTTACAAGTTAACAACAACTTTGATTTGATCTCATACTCTTTGTTCATGTGTCGCCCGATTCGAGACTTCAGAATGTCGAATGCTTTGAATGATGTTTCACCGGCTTCTTCAATCCAACCACCTGTGTATTCAGTTGATCCAAACCTTTCATAATCAACATCACGCGGTTGTTCATCAATGTCCAGCAAATCAATTCGTGATCCATTCTTGAATTCAATATAATTGTATTGACCATTGAGCTTCCAATCGCTGTCGGGGATGTCATGGAACTTACAAACCTTTTTGAAGGTAACAAATGATGAAGACATTAAACGCTTCAACTCTTTTCGAGCAATGAACCATTTTGTTTCAGGGTAGAAATAACATTGAGTGATTAACCATTCACAGCCCAACCAACTTTTACCACCACCCGCGCCACCACCAAATAACAGATACTTTGTTGTATCGTCTTTTAAATATTCCCATGCAAAGTGTTGCTTGAGTGTTGGTTTAATCGTTGGTGTCGCCATCGGGAGCTACATAATTAAAGCCTTCAATCTTTTCACCTTTAGATGTATGGTCAATTTCCTTTCGCTCAATCATGTCGTGATTAACTGACAGCATCAGTTTAGCGATTGTAGGGTTATATTCACCATTAAGTGACTTTGCAACGATCACTTCTTTCTGAAGTTGTTTCAGCTTCTTCAAAGATACGGAAAATTCAGGGTGAACACTTGCCCATTCAAGCAATGTATCAACAACCACATCAAGATGAAGCGCAAGTCCTTCATATGTCGGAAGCTTAATATCAAGCACTCTTTCATAGGTGTCAGACTTTTCCCCTCTTGTTTTGTGCCACTCTTCATATTCATCAACACATGATTCAAAATAAACTTTGACCTCTTCCAAAGTTTGATCATTATATTTTGTTGGTCTTCCAACTTTTTTCTTCGGAGTTTTTGCCATTGAGAAAATTATAACATAAGAAAAACCCCTTTCGGGGAATCTCTTGCAATATAGATGTCGATCAAAACAAATGTGTTGTAGGAATCTCCACTTCCCTACCCTTCCATTTTAACACATCCGATAAAGGTTGACAAAAGAAGAAGTTAACACATAGCCCCGATCACCCCCTTTACAAATAACCGATAGGTTGATAAACTGGCTGTAAGCAGATTCGCTCTAGCATCCCCCATTGGGGGAAGCATGGCAAAGTCTATAGCGAAGCCAAATACAAAATTTACTACCGTTACTAAGTCCCCTTAGTAATGCCAACAATTTTTCAGAAACGTGGCATAATAATAGGTGAAATATGAATAAAAAAATAACATACGATCAAGAGAAAATGGAAGCGATTAGACTTGCGGGTTTAATGTCTGAAGAAGATGAAGAAGAGTTAGGGATAGCCCTCGGATCATGGAACACTAAGAAGTGCAAAGAGATTTACGCTAAATATATTAATGTTAAAGTTCCTGAAAAAGAAGTTGAAGACGAACCTGATCAAGTAGTCACCAAACCTGATTCAATGTTGATATACAATCAATTCCGAAAGACATTGAAGGTTGAAGTAATGAAAGAAGATGTGTTGGAAGCTCATGATCACAAGTGTTTTATGTGCAAACATAAGTACCCATCGAAAGATGATTTCAAGAAAAAGCACAAAGGCAAGACATATCCCCTGTTCGTTCGTTGCTTGTTTAATGTTCCTCGCTACATCGAAGTGAACCGTTTTATTGATATTCAGGATTGTCTTGATTGTCCTGATCTAAGAAACAGCCAATATTACATCCCGATGTGTCTAGACTGTAAACCATCAAGATTCGCTAAATAACATGACTAATCACTACACAATTAAATGCCGGAAGTGCCAAAGGATAGTCGGTCAATGCCGATGCCCATCACCGGACAAACAAACCCAATACGTCAACGAATGTAACGCTTGTAAAAAGAAACATGGATGAAGCACTAATTGAAAAATTCGCAAAAGATTATACTGACTATACAAATGCCTGTATTGCTTTTGCTGAAGTTCAAGAAGATTACGAACCACTTAGTTTTGACCGTGATCTTCTTTGGATAAAAAAGTGGATGCGTGAGAACTATTGATTTACAATCTCTTCTTCAAATTATCCAATGCTCTCATTGCACCTTCAGTGAAAGCACTTTTTGTTATTTGTTCCATCATTTTCATTCTTTCTTCAGGATTATTTTGAACAATATTTATTCCTGTGGCGATGTTTTCACCATTTGATTCAAACCAAATATCAAAATCTTTCTTCAATTCATCCAATGCTTCTTGTGCTTTATCCATATATTTTATATTAATTAGAAATCATCATCACTATCTTCTTCGGGCTTTTCTTCAACAGTTAGTTCACGATCCTTCAAGTTCACTGATTCAGTAATGTCAGCGATCCTTCGAAGCACCTTCCAATCACTTTCTTTTGTAATACTCCAAATCAAACCATTCGATCCATCACCGTCACGAGTAAGGATGCCAACAGCCGAAAGGTTTTG